GGTCTAAATCAAATTCACCCAATGCGTCTATAATTTCTTTCGGTGTGTACCATTCATCGGTACTATTAGCCGATTTTTCAAAAGTTGTATTCATTTCTAATTTGTTTTGAACCATTTTCCTGATGTCAGGTAAATGGTAATTATTATCAATTAAATTCTTATTGTAATATCAGCAAGCTGTTAATCAACTTCCACTAACTCACCGTTTTCCAGTCTATACCATGTATCAGCCTTGACAACCTCACCATCAACTGCTACAGCCTTCCAATCAACAATATCATACGTATCATCCCTTTCCTCAGCTATGACCAAAATTGCACCTATTCCGCCTTTTACCTGAACATTTTTCCCTCTTGCTACTGACAAACCATTAGATCCTGTTGAAGCCTTCCCTCTTGCCGTGGCAGCACCTCCATCACCAGCCGTGGCAGCACCTCTATCACCAGCCGTGGCAGCACCACTATCACCAGCCGTGGCAGCCCACTATCACCAGCCGTGGCAGCACCTCCATCACCAGCCGTGGCAGCACCACTATCACCAGCCGTGGCAGCACCTCCATCACCAGCCGTGGCAGCACCTCTATCACCAGCCGTGGCAGGTTTCCCCGGTTTCGCATTACACTCGTTAGTACACCGTTCCTTGACATAAGATACAGCTGCTTTCACAAGCCCCCTTATATCAAGCTCAGCACCTATTCTAATTTTTGAAGAGCAAACCTTGTCGCTTTCTGAATCGTCTATTTTACCGCTCTGTTCAACCTCACAAAACCTTGACCCGGCTGGCGTATAGTAACTAAAAACATCCAGAGGGTAAGGACATGCATGAAAACCTTTTTCACATGCCTTTATGTCGCCTGTTTCTTCATACTCCTTACCTACCTCATACTTAAATCCTCTACAAGATAAATCCTTATCAAATGCTTTATAAGCCTTTATTTTCTGTTCCATGATATTGTTTATTTTTCGTTATTTTGATATTGCGATAATTTTTTGTTTAAAGATCGGGCATTCTCTTCTGCCCAACAGGTGTATTCCATGAAGCCTGTAGCATGGCTTTTCGGGAATCGAATCGTATTTACGGTATATGGCACAACGGCGGCAGATGCGATGTATATTGTATTTACCTTTTACACCGTAACATACCACAGGATAACCGTCAGCAGTTTTCATGTTCCGCCTTATTCCTTCGTTTCAGCTTTCTGATGAAAGCCTTGATCTTGTTCCTAACCATCTCTGTTATTTTGTCCGCATCCTCGGCAAAGGCACACTGGTAAACCATATCCGTGCTTTTTGACATGAAGTCCACCTGAGCTTTGGCGGCTTTCCCGCATTCGGAAACCTTGTCAAACATCTCTATACGGTAATCAGGATGATATTTTTTTAAAATCTCGTTACAGTCCATCGTAAAGGTCTCAACCATATCGCACAGCATGATGATACTGTTGGTAAGGACGTTTATCTCTTCCCTGTCCTCTTCCGACATTTCACGCATGAAATTATCCATGGATTCCGACATCCCCTCATATTCGGAAAGGTATTGGTTTATGACACGTGTTTCTATACCGTCCATCATCTGTTTGAGTTTCATTGCCTCCATATAGCGGTGTGACCTGAGAAAGGAAGCGTGCCTTTCCCTCAGCTTCAGCATCTGCCTGTCCTCATTGATCATCTTTTTCATCCGTTCCACCACATCCGCGGAGAGGTCGTTTACGGTCAGCTTATTTCTCATGGATTGCCCCCTTTCTTGTTGTTTGTATTCTTGTTCCCGTCCTCTTTCTTCGCTCTGTCAATCCATCTTTGGAACTTGGCAGCTACAAGAGGACAGTGTATGCGCAGGTTTCTGTCGCGTTCCGCTTCCCATTCACGTATCTTTGTCTGCATCTCGATATTCATAATTTTTCCCATTTTCGTTATAATTATTTCTTTTGAAAACTATTGCAAATTTGCCCATATCTGTCACAGGCACACACTCTATGCCCTTTAGCCTTACAATACGCAGAATTATCCCCGAAGTCCGAGGCATTCTTGCAATTCCGGCATTTTACATATACAAGTTCCGATTTGACTTTCTTTGCCATACTCATGGTGACATCAGCATTTTTCTGGCTTCCTCATCTCCGGATTCAGCCCGGCGTTTCAACTCTTGATATTCAGCATAAGAGATTCTGTTATTTCCACGCTCCTCTATCTCTTTTTCACGTTGAAGCCTGTATCGTTCACGCTCATGCCGCTCAATGTCAATCCTACGCTCCTTAACATACTCCAGAAGAGAGCATGAAATCTTCATCGGACCAATAGAACCATAAAATTGCCCATATTTCCCTAATTTGAATCTGGATATGAAGTTGCATATTTCAGCCAAATTCATCCAATAGTATTCACCTAGGACAAGAATACAAAGTTCATCCAGTTGTTTGTCGGTTATACCCTTTCCCTGCTCGGCGTAATCGTTAAGGCTGTCAAACTGTACTTTCAGCCACCTAAGTGCGTTGTCTTCACCATACACAGAACGGATGTTTGCAAGCGAAGGTATGTTATCATTCAAGGCAATATCCGCAAGTGTAAGATTTGATTTTGCCAGTTTGCCTTGCAAATCAGGATTGTAATCAACCGCCATCCGGGATGGTGTTGGGTATTTCTCCAGTAGAGCCAACTGCTTTTCGTTTAGCTTCTTGTTCTGCAAGGAATTTTGCATCCGCTTCTGCGAACTCAGCCATGAGTCTAGATTTTCTCCGCTCAGAATCAATTCGCTTCTGCTCGTAGATGTCTGTATTTTGTCTTGCTCCATAATTTTTTAATTCAAATAATCCCGCATAATTACTTGCAATCGACTGCTCAACCACAAGCCTTGCTTTATTGCAATCATTTCCACTCAATGTTAGCAATCGGTTGTAGCACATTTTTAGGGATTTTTCCGATTTATAGTTTTCTTTTTTTTCTCTCTTGTATTCAAGCCATTCCTTGAATATGCCCTTAAAATCTTCCGAAACAAAAGACAAATCAACTTCCTTGTTTTTGGGAATTATTTTCTTATCTCCGTTAGGAGATTCTTTATCTATATCATTTTCATTATCATTTTCATTAAGCTTGTTTTGGGTTGTTTGGGTTGAGTTTAACCCACTGGGTTGTTTGGGTTGTTTTGATTTGGCATTGCAATTCCCTATAGGAGCACCACCTTTACGCCCGTTGTTTCGGTTTCTCTCGACAATGCCATGGTATTTAGTTTCGTCTATCTCAAATTGATTGATGAAAAAACCCAATGCCATATCAATGTCCTCCTCTACCGTAACCTCCTCGCCAAGTTGATACTTGAAAATTGCACGAAATAATCGCCCAAGCTGTTTGTCTGATAATCTTGATATAGGTTTGTAGAAAGATTTATATATGATAAAACTATCCTTTGTCATTGCTTAATCTTTTAGGTGTTCTGTTAAGGTTTCCAATTGCCCAATGATATATGGTTTGACATCATCGCTGCAATTGACAACGAAGTCAATAATCTGTTCTGACAACTTATGCCATTCGTTTAATTCGTTTTGTTCCATAAAAGTTTAGTATTATAATTCAACTTCCTCAATTATAAATTCTATCCTTGGATTAAGCTTATCAATCAGCTTTCGTGCATTAATCTCCATACATTGCCGATCGTTCTTTATCGCCTTGCATCCTTGTAGACAGTCAAGTAAAATTTTGAAAGCATTATCAAGATCAGGACGCAAATTTTCGTGATACACATCCACTGTTAGTTTAAAGAAACCTTTTATATTCTTGTCCCTTAATCCACATTGTGCGTAGAAAGTTTGTTCATACTTTTTAAGTACATTCTGTTTTGCTAAAGAACCGTGCCCGTATAATGCTACTATCTTGTAACAATTCGACTTTGAAGGGATTTTTCCCCTTATAATTTGTTTATCGTATATCATAATCCAAAATATCTATTTGCCGCCAGCTCATCGTGTTGACGGATTGTTTCTACTATTCCCTTTTGCTGTTTACGGAAATTACGGTCATTGTCATACCTGCTATGGCATTCAGGACAGCCAATTCGCAAGTTCCATTCTTCCGTAATGTATTCAGGATAAAGTGATCTAGGTAACAGGTGCATCAACTGTGGTGTGGATGTATATTTGTGGCAAATACAGCAATACTGCGGTAGATCCCTTTTTATCCTTGCAAGTTTACGGTTTATTGTACTTTGTTTTTTGCTTATATGTTTCATTCCAATTAAAAGCCCCGAAGCGTATTCTCCGGGGCACAACCATTATTTATTAACCCATGCCATTTATGTGTGGCTCACATTTATGAGGGATAAGCAGGAGTCGAACCTACACAAGTATCGTCTGATTTCTCGCTTTCGTCCGTAGATTGGCTATCCTACGATCTTTAAACTATTCAACAAATGTATTACTCTCAGCTACGGTCTTGATGACTTCCATTTCTATGTACACTTGAAATTTCCATTCATTAGTCTTAGCACCCTATGACCATTTTATCCCATGTTTGCCCGCCCTATCTTCACAGACCGGGAAAGCATAAAGTTTATAAAGAAATGAATCTAAAATTATCCTCACCGTCCGATTCTTCCTCCGGCATATCATTACCGAAATCCATCGGTATGAACCAATCTGAAATAAATTCTTCCATAACTAAATCAAATCAATTATTTTGGTTTTAACAATCGCATCCAATCTCATATCAGACAAACCTTGTGAAAGGTGTTGTTCCATCAAAGTGTTTGCCTCCTTTAAATCCTTTGCACAAACCAAATTATAGTATTTCAATTCTTTCTCATTGCCGTTCTCATCAATCTGAGTATCTACAATGGTAGCCTTGAAGAATGGTTTGTCTTCTGTCTTTTCGTTGATTATCTCAATGATGTTTGAACGTGAAATGGAGAAGACATCAGATTCCATATTATCGGATGCGTACTGTTCAAGCCCTTTGGCTTCCGCTTCTGCAAAAAGTGAGCAGTCTGTAATGAAGTGTTCTTTTACTTCTTTTTCAAGACCGTCCTTGTTAGGTTTCATTACCTTTAACTTTACCTCGTAATACATATTATTCCTCCTTTGTCTTGTTACGTTCCTTAATCATTGCATCAGCTATCTGATAAGCTGCTTTAGCCTGTCCTTCATAGTAGTAGTTTGTAACACTAACTTCTTTGGACGGGAAAAACAATGTTACAACTCTGTTCCATAGAGTTCTCCTGCGTTTTGCTGTCATCATCATGCACTTCATTGCTTCAAGCGCAATATGATCCCGCGAAATATTCGATTCCATAATTTTATTACTTTAATTGATTAATAACTTGTCTTTTGATTTTCTTGTACAGCTTCCCGACAAAACGTCCATGCTTCTCTGTTCCGTCATCGGGCAAATCATTTTTATAAACATGAAGAAGTAACTGAATGAGAAGCACTTCTTGTTTTGTCAAAGTAAGTTTCATTTAAATATAAAATTTGTTTTGTTCGGCCTCTATCTCCATCAACTGAATCAAACGTTCTTCGTCTGGAGATGGGATATATATACCACATTGGGCACTCGAAAAATTCCGAAACCGCTCAATAGTTAGGCTCATCTCCGCGCTGTCAAGATCAGAAGAACTTCGTAGATACTTTATCCGACCCAAAAACTTGTCTTCTCTCTCACGGACGAAAGTGTCTTTGTTGCAGAGAATCTTGTAATAGTTCCGCTTTACATATTCCATCGTTTCACCGATTTGGCAACCGAAATAAGCAAGGCAGACATGAAGGTATTTGTTCTGATTTAAAGATCTTTGCGGTTTCTTTTCCGTCAATTCAAACACCTTCTGTTCCTTTATCAACTTCTCCAGCTTCGCTCTTGCCTGCTGGACGTGGAGAGGATTAGAGCCATCGTACTTCATCAGAAGGGCAAATCTAGATCATTATCCGACACGCTAGGAGCATTATTTATATCCTCTGGGGTGGGTGATGTATTCTGAGGTATAAACTCTTTGAGGTCCCCGCAGATATAGTTCCTTCCTTCTACCCGTTCCTCCTTTTTAGGGGAACAAGTGATGAAATGCGTATGCCCAAACTGGGATTTCTCTCTGCGCTCGATAACAGCCACATTCACATAGATTCTTTCAACTCCATCTTTACACTTAATTTTCTTCATCTGCTCACGAGGTATATCAGAGAGACAGATAGAACCACTTAAAATTGCCATAATTAATTTTCTATTTTTTCTTTTAATAAATACTTGGTTAAATCTCTGTATTCTACCCACTCTAAAAAAGAGTGTAATAGATTCATATTATCCTGCTCCATACCATCATAACGATAACATGTAATAGCAGGCTCATAGCGTTTCAATGGAAGTCCTCTGACATCATATCCATGCTTATCTTTGTCGTATCCTTCAAAGATGAACAAGTCAAAGTGAAACACGTCTAAATTGAATAGCTGGAGATAAAATCGCCATTGGCAAGAATTGATGTAATCGGCATCGGTAGGATAAGAATATTTAGTCTTAATGTCCCTGATCTCCACACCATTCACCATATCGGCACATCCTGTTATAATAGCATCTCCAAAATCCTTATACAGTCTTATCTCATGAAAAGCATTCGGGTATTCGTTACGATAGGAAAGCGCGGTCTTGCATTGTGCAATATCCATAATCACTTTATCACCTTCAATGTCAAAGGATCTACCACAAGGAACAGGCTCTTTTTGTTCTTTATTATAATGGAGGAAGGTACGTTCTCCTGCATCTACTTTATCACATTTCGGTGTACCTTCTTCCACTATTTTATGAAATGCCTGTCCAATTTTTGTATACACATTACCCGTGAACTTGCCTGTTATACTGTCAATAACGGATTGCTCCGTTATCTCATAGTTGGCATAATCGCTTTGCTCTATGTACTTTCGGAATGCTTCTAAAATTGTTACGCGAATTAGCGGTATCATACTTTCACGAATAACTTTTTATCTTGATCGAAAGTGAATCCTTTTGCTGCAAGACTCTTCTGCATCTCAGAAAAGAAGGGTACTCGCATAATTTTAGGTAATAGTTTTGTAGCCTCCATCAAGGCAAGAATATCTTCATCGGTCATTGCGGCGGCAAGCTGTTCACGTATTGCCGCAAGCTGTTCATTAGCTTTTGCTTGTGCTTCTCCTTTTCCTTGAATTGATATCTTCACTTTCGATATAATGTCAGACATACATGTATCAAACTCGGTTGTTCCATAATCAGGTATTACCACAGTTCCAAGTCCTGCTACATTTTTGCCTACAAAATTATCCAACGGTGCAAATGAAATAGAACGCTTCCCATTTTGTATGAATACATATCCAACTTGGTCAGCTATCCTGACAAGCAGGTCTTTTGATTGCCCTGTGCAATCCGGAGAGTGCTTTATCACATCACCGTCTGCCGTTTCCTTGTCATGGCATATAAAAACAATGTCAGAACCATTCGAGCGAAGAAAGTTGACGAACTCTTTAAAGTCCTCGCCCATCTGCCCAAACCGTTTTAAAGTATTCGTTTTCAATTTATAATTATTGTCAATAGCATATTGACTCAGATAATCGTCTATCATTGATTTGGCTGTATCGACAACTATTGTTTTGTAATCTTTCATAGATTCACGTTCTGAATCAATATCTTTCCAACATTTAGCCATTATGGTATCACAACGTTGTACTGCGCGGTCTGCCCCCCTGTCGCAATCTATCAATAAAGGATTATCCGCTGTTGTAGCTACTGAGGTTTTCCCACTTCCGGGTACTCCATATAATACAATAATTACAGGACGCTCCGGTAAAACATCATTTTTCTTAACTATAGGCATAATATTTAAATTTTAAAATGTTCGCTTTTACCAACACAAAAAAGGCAGGTCCGCAGTCCTTACAAAGTTCCGCTTCCTGCCATGATATCTTTCCACTTCTTCAAGTTCGTTTTCTAGAGAATCGATTTCTTCATTAAGCAAGGATATATACTTGCCCTTACATTCAGCATTGAATGTGAGCCTTACCGATTCCTCACTCATTGACTGGACTATATCAAGCTCTGAATAAAGCTTTTCCAATTCATCGCTTATCTGGCTTATAGTTCTCATACCTTTTCAAGAAATTGGATCGGCAATGAGCATACACCTTTCATATTAGGATATTTGACATCAGCATATCCGTTAGCGATATAAACTATTGTACCTGTCAACGTATCACCTATCTCACGTACTTTATCACCTTTCTTCATAACCATTTTATTTTAAGTTCAACTTTAACCGGAGGATTCTCCATCTTGGAAAATCCGTCAAGAATCTGTTCTTTAAGAAGTTTGGGAGGTCTGTCAGTAATCTTACTATCCAATACAGACAGTTCCTCACGTTCACCGTCATAAAACACAAGCGTTACTCCTTGAACTATGTATGGATTCATGGCAGTTCGGTATAAGTAAGATTTACACCGATACATTCATGTGTCGCACGGATACTGTTACGGTATTTTTCCAAATCATCCACCATAACAGGCATGAACAATTTTACAGTATCCCTGCCACCGCTGGCATACACAAGCTGGTAACTTGTTATTTGATATTTCTTTTCCATGATATTTATATTATTGCGGCAATGGTTTCCAAAAATCAATGTCCCATGCCCGGTTAGTATTTCCACATATCCAAATATTCTTCTTATGCTCACTATCGAATACCAACATCCCGGTATTCACAAATTTCCCGGAACTCTTCACAAGCACTCTTGTGTCCAATGGTGGAGGATCTTTTTCTGCATTCCTCCATTTCATGGATTCCAAAACAAATTGAGCACCTTTCTCAAAATCCACTGATGCTGTCTTTTTATGGGTAAGCCCTCGTATACCATCCGCATACTCCTTGGCTTTCATTTTTATAATATCTTTATTCATGATAACTTAACTTGTTTCCAATTAAAAAACTCCTGCTATCTTCACAGACTACAGGAGCAAAACCTAAACGACTTAATCTATCACTTATGATAACTTACAGCCACCGTCAGCGGAATCGGACCGCCATACTATCCGTTAAATGAAAGTAGAGATTAGAACAGATAATTATTTATGTTTATTACCTTAGACAGTACCAACCATGGACGGTGAAATTCCGTACCTATATTCACATACCGGCACGGACAGACAACATTAACTTTATGAAAATAACAAAAAAACTAGATGAAAAAATCATTCATATTCCTTTAACTCTCTGTATGTCATTACCACCAATCTCACACACAATAATGAGATAATGGAAAATATAATCACCGATACGGATTTTATAGGGCTTTCCGTAACTATCGCACCATAAATCATTCCTAAGGAGCATAGTGCGGCAAATATAGACAGGATAAAATTAGCTGTTTTCATAATATGCATTTTTATATTGTTCCCCTCAACGGCTTAAACCGGTTGTTACCCCGAATCTTACGGGAGGGGATATATTAGACCTTCCGGCGGTACTTGTGCCCAACCAAGTTTACTTAATGCACTAAGGACAAATCGGTGCACCGAAAGTATGTTCAATCAATTATTATAGACCCTCAATACGTCACGGCATCCCTGCTGGTATTGACTCCTATAATCAGTCCGTTTGTCTGCATTATATGGCTTATGAGTTACACCATATAAACATTTACAATGTGTGAAAGAACTTTGAACAGTTCCCCTCAACGGCTTAAACCGGTTGTTACCCCGAATCTTACGGGAGGGGATATATTTATTTGTCTGCTGAAATACAAGCCAATTGTTTCTTTAGATAACTTATACGATCACATTCCATATCACATATTTGACTACCTTGTTTTTGGTTGTGAGGATAATGCTTACATTTCCCCCTTTGAAAACAAGGACATAACTGCCGGTACACTATCACAGTTCTTTCTTCTATCTCCTTGCATGCAATACTAATAGCTTCCAGCGCGTCAGCTTTAAAAATCAACGGTTCTACCGGATTACCAAGCTGGTAGCATTTATTATTTATAAAATCGGTTGCTTTGCTCATTTTTTATTTATCTAATAAGTATTTATTTACATCTTGTTTAGAGAAATACAACAGTTTGCCCTTTTAGTATATGGGATAGTACCATCATGAACGCGTTTTCTTAAAGCCCCTTGAGATATTCCTAGATATTCTGCGCATCTAGCAGAATTCATTACAGAATCATTCTGTTTTCCCGTCACTTCTGCAAATCTTTCCGTGAGCATATTCATTTCTGTTCTTGTCATCATAACCTTTGAATATTTATATTTTCACTCTGATAATGGATTCTGCACCACCATAATTCTTTATCGCCTCTTCCCTTATTCTTACTGCAAGTTCAGTGTTGATAATGTACTTTAATGCTCTGCGTACTGTTTCACCGCTAACCCCGAAATGAGATGCGATGTGTTTCTGTGCACCTTGTGGAACGATTATCCGTGGGATTTCTTTGGTTCTTCCTATTTTATTCATATATTTGTATATTAATTATTGCCGTTGCGAAATAAAACTGTATTCAGTTCGTTTTCACATTGCAAAGATAGTATTCATTATAATACTACAAAAGATTAAAGTATTTTTTTTATGATACTATTTGCTATTTATACATTATTCTAAATAACGCGATATATAAAATACTGAATATAAGAAAGATAAGATTACGCAATAAAAAAATGAGGTAATATGATTGACATTCAACATTCAAACGAACGCAACTTTTGTGGGGCTATAACTCCTAAGGAAAAGGATAAAATAATGAAAGCGATCCTTGATATGGCGGCTCATGAAAGAAAAACATTCTGTTTTACTCCTAATGATGTTCCCAATTTAAAAATTAATGGGAAACAATTTGAAATGGTGATTATGGACTTCTTTGAAAAAGGATACATAATAAAAGAAAATATTTCTCAATATTGGGATTGTAGTGATATATATCCTACTTGCAAGCTATATGAAATAGCCCAATTCGGAGGATTCAAAGCCGCGTATGAAATAAAGAAAGCTAATATTCAAAAAATGAGCTTGGAACTTGAACTAATGGGGAAAAACTAGAAAGTGATTTCCCCGAAGAGGCTAACAAATGTATTGAGTTTGCACAAACAATCGCATCATTGTTTGTTTCGCTGAATAGTATAATTGGGATGATAGATACTACTCCCGAATAAGCCATACTCCAACTCCGTATAGATAGTACGGTTATCCGGAAAGCATTGACGGGTTTTGGTTTCATATAATATCTCGCCTGTTACCCTGTCTGTGATAGTCCTTATCCAATACTTATCCTTACGGAATAAAGATATATTCAAGCTGTAACGGAAGCCCGGATCTACACGAACCTCGTTTTCATTCATGTAGTCCACGACTTTAGTAATACAGTCGGAGATTTCGGGAGGAAATTTACCTTGCTCAGAAGCACCTAAAAGGAACTTTATTACATTCCCATCGCTTAGTTTGGAAATGTTTTGCAAAAGATCTGAATTGAACTCTTTATTCATAAATATAAAATTAAAAAAGAGAACCCACGTTACTGCAACCAACGCGAATCCTCTTTTGATATATTAAACACCATGTCAGGTAAGTTTAAACATTTGCACGTAACAGTTGCAGTGTTACAACGCAAATATAGTATCCTTTAATAAAACTACCTAATAATATCTATATAATATGGATGCTTTTAACGTTTATACAAGTAGATTCTTAGAAGTTATAGATTCTCTAAAAATCAGTGACTATCAAGTATGGAACAATTTGGAATCATTGTCTAAAGGGACAATGTCTAAAATTAGATGTGGCAGAGTTGGGGTTTCAATGAATGTTTTATACGAATTTTGTAATAAATACAATGTTAATGCAAATTATATTCTTACAGGAGAGGGTGAGATGCTTAAATCTGAGCCAGCATCATCCGATTCAGAATCAAAAACTAATAAAACATCCGCACCGTACCAAATTGAAACAAAAAATATTAACATAGATTTACATGGAGAACAAATAGACAGCAAAAGGACCATCGAAGTCCTTATAAAAGTAATAGAAACATACCAAACACGTATGGATGATTTACTAAATGTTATCGAAGTGCTTAAAAATGAAAACACCGATTTGAAAGAACAGTTACAAAAACCAAATGTAAGCTAAACAAATGAACATCTTATCATGTTTTTTAAGGAGATTAAAAACCTTAGATATGAACAATGATATAATACACAAATTAGAAGACATTGCCATTAAGATGAACAACCAACATGATAGATTAGAAAGACTTCTTTTCGGAGTTGAGTTAAATCTAATTACATGCAATAAAATAGAGCCAGAAAAGAATAATATTCATAAGACGATTAGTCTTAATAAAAAATAGATATTATGGAAATGTAATATGATACGTTATACAATCTTGTTAAAAATAGGTGGATTTTTTAACTTAAAAACGGAATTTGTCGGTATCACAAAAACATAAAAAAAGCCCTCTATAGGGCTCAGAAACGAGTTGAATATTTTTACCGTGTGATACCAATAGTAAAAAATAACGCTTAATCGGTTGATTATAAATAATTTGTTAGATTCCCGGTTTCGTATCAAGACCGGAACCAAATTTTACACACCTATACTTACTCCAGCAATGGAAATATTAAAAAAATACGATTATAAATTTACAGTCCCTACTGTACAGTCATTTAACAGAAGCCTTAAAATCATAGCTGAACTTATCGGCTTAAAAAAGCCCTTAACCAGTCACATAGCCCGGCATACATTCGCTACCACTGTTGTTTTAGCAAATGACGTACCTATCGAAACGTTGTCTAAGATGCTAGGGCACACAAAGGTTTCAGTCACACAAGTTTATGCAAAAATTCTAAATAGTTCAGTAGAAAAACATGCGGAAAAATTAAACAGTATTATATAAATCCATCCGTTGTGCTTATGAGTTATCGCTTTTAGTTCATAGGCACAACGATATCACCCTTGCCAACACGACAAGAGGTATCAGTCTATAAATGAACCTCTCTATACGTTCCATCGCATCACAGCAAGTAAACGACAGAAATACCAGTGAGGCACATCATCAGCATGTTCAAGCAATATGTTCAACTTATCTTCTTCCATATTCTGTTAACATAAAAAAAGCGGTAAAACCCGTTGGGGATTACCGCTTAATGCTAAATAGTTACTTTATTTTGCGTTTTTGAATATTTAATTTTATCTTTGCGCCATGAAGATAGCCCTTGATACATTGAAAGGCTACGTTGACCGTAGCTCACTAGTGTAGATGTATGGGGGGTATCAAATTTTTATGTGGCAATAATTATTTGAACGTTGGGGGCTTTTTTTTGATTCTAAGCCCCTGAAAGAATTACTTTTATTAAATGAGTTTTTTATTATCTGTCACACTTCTACTTATGGCGGATAATACTTGATATGCTATCTCATCTTGCACCTCCCTTCTTCTTTATCAACCAAATGACTACGATTAACAATACTAATATAACACCTATAGATAACTCTCCTAGTTCTAATTTTGTCTTCTGCCACCATGTTAATTCCTTCTCCACAGGATAGGGAATTTCTACCTCTTTCTCCTTTTCTATATAGACTGTATCGCGAATTGTCCTGTCACGGTAGACTATATGCCACTTGTCAACTAATACTGAATCGCCTTTCTCTTTTACATAGACAGAATCCTTAATGTGAATGGAATCACGTTCATGCACGGTAAGATAAATACTGTCAGTCCTTATTGTCTCCACCGGGACATACCTTATGCTCCGGCATGATCCAAACAGCAATAGCAATGCTATCGCTACCGCAATCCATATATAGATCTTTTGTTTCATAAACTTAACACTTGTTTTCTATTGGCACCGTCAGCTCGATAACTGACGTGCACCCATGCAAAATTGCTTTCGTTAATCAATTGATCATAGGGCAGGTTCTTGCGGATATATTCAAACAACAACTTGTTTTGCTGACGGTCTCCAGTATCAATATCAGCAGCTTCCCCTTTCATGTGCTGCGAGGTCTTGCTTCCCTTGACAGCTGCATTAAGTTCCGGACAGCGATAGCCACTGTTTATTGTTATAGGCTTTCCCCACCATGTGCGTAACGGGTCCAGTACGTTATCCACCAAGGCAGTTAGAGCAGTCACATGCTCCTGTCTGCATCTGTTGTTGATACCCAAGCGGTCAGCAGTCGTTGACTTGCAGAGTTCCGCAATTGTAAAATACTTCATTTTTTATCCTCCTTTTTATTTTCGTTGTCAAATAGTATCTGAGCCATGATCTTGGCAATATCATCCTTGTTCTCGATAATCACACTCATTGTCTTCTCAGCCTTGCGCAACTCCGCTTTTTCCCATGATTTTTCACGGACTGATTTAAACTCACAGAAAATGCAGTAACCCGTCCAAATCATTGAAAAAATAGGGAAGGGGATAACTACGCAGCATAACAGGTCAATGAAGCACAATTCTATGAACGGGGTGAAATACTTCTTCGCTTTGACGGCTGTTTTCTTATACCCCGTGGATGTTCTTGCCTCCCCCCGTTGCTTGGCTTTCATTACTCCCGTGATAAGGTCTACTAACATAGCCCCCATTGTAGCTGCAATACACAAGGCTATAAGCACAATATGTATCATCATGTGCTCGTTGATAAAATTGTAGATTACATCTCTCATTGAAAGTAAGTTTTGAACACATTAATATGATAGATATTCACCTGTCCATAGTTGGCATCAAATATCTTCTTGATCTCGTAGCCCAATCCATAAGATAACGCTTTCATTCTTCGCCAGTTGATGGAACGCCAGTTCATATTATGCTCCTTTGCCCAACGCTTGATACTGTACCATTCTTTGGACTCATCAAGTTGCTCGGTCTTCTGTTCTATTTGTTTCTGTTGCTCCTCAATCTTCATTTGCTGTTGGGCAGCTAGCATAAGAGCCTCTCCAAAAGACTGAGGGACGTTATACTGAGAATGAAGCGAGTAACTACCTGTATTTACCACCGAAGGAACAATCTCATCAAATATCCAACTCTCAAACTCGTCAGCTTTCGGCATCTGACTTTTGGTTATCAAGCGATAGATGTTGCCTTCGCTGATAAACTTCATTGATTTCATTTGTATAGCTGGCGTACCATCTGCTTTTAATCCAGTTTGTACCCCTACTTCCCGAATCGTTATGGAGGCTGGTTTACAGTGATCTATAATTGCTTTTGATGGATTTGAATACTGTAGAGAAGTGGCAATATCCATTCCGCAAAACCAACTTTTACCATTTTCAACATACATACGAACTTTACCAAATAGTGGATGTTCGTAAACCATAATTTCACTCATTTCAAGAGCAGACGAAACTTTTCCTACAACTAGCATATTACTTCTTATTATATATTTAACAAACATGCCCTGCACTTTTGCATCACATTAATTATCAACGTTTTTAATTACTTTTGCATATTGAATCTTCGTAAGTCGTTGATACAAAATCTAAACGCATTTTTGCGTTTAGTAATTCATCATCTGTATTAAGAATTGGCAATACTTCTTATTACAGAGGCATGTCTTCTTTATTTGGTCATACAAAACAAAAAAGAGCCTGCCACGGAAACTAATCCGCAACAAGCTCTTGGCTTTATCAAATATGTAGTATGTCCTTTCGTCATAATCAATGTGGCGTGCATCTTCACACGCTTCCACAAAGATAAATATTGGTTCCCTCTTTCGCAAATAAGAATACAAAAAAAAGAACGACCGCCAGCAAAAACACAGCAGCCGTTCAATCCACGCCCTACTCTCTATCCCATTCTCCCAAGAAGACAATAGCGAAGATATCAAACAGGTTGTATCCACATGGGAAAAAGGTTAATAAAATATATGTTGTATAATCTGTTATTTTAATTTAGATTAAACAAAAATAATATTTAAATTGTTTGTTAATGAATAAATTAATTTGTTCCTTTGTAGCAGGCAATAGCCTTCATGGTGTGAAGTTACACCATACCCACTTTTAGAACGTGATCACTGTGGAGGCAATTGCTGTATTATAACGGCGGTTGCCTTTATTGTTGAACAATGAAACATTGGTTTAAGATACCTTCTTTAAAGAAGTCGAATAAGGATATGTATAGTGATGCTACTTATCATGGTAAAGATGATGGTGGTAATTTTATTTATGTTCCTAAATGGGTGGAAAATCTGTTTTATGGCAATAGAGGGAATATAGATTTTGACATGTCGACCGTTGAAGGGAAATCAAGAGCCTTACATAAATGTTGGCCGTTTGCAATGGTTCTAGATCATTGCGGAAGAATGATGCAGAATGGGCGGTATTATGTGACGGATATTAACGGAAACGAGAAGAGGAGTTTCAAAGACATTGTGACTCTTCTGAATCGTCCGAATGTGATACAGAGTGGGCGTTCTTTTATAAAGCAGATTGAGATATCTTTGAAGTGTTTCGGATTTTGCCCTGTCTATACACTAAGAGCTTTAAAGTCTGATCTCCCTAAATCCATGATGGTAATACCTCCCGAATTATTCTACATGGAATCATTCGGTAAGGATCCGTTTACTCAAACAGAGCTTTCTTCAATTGCTAGTAAGGTATATATACGTTGGGGAAATGAGAATATAGAACTTGGTGATGAGGAGTATTTTGTCATATACGATTCGATAATGGATATTCCAAGTAATAATGGAGGGAGAATTACCTTCCACTCCCCTGTGGACGCATTATCTACTCATACTCGAAACTATATGGCTCAACTGATAGGGAGAGGAAACCTTATTGTTAATGGAGGACCTAAAGGGATACTATACGGAAATGATACGACTGACGTAGGGAATGCAGCTATTACTCCGTCTGAATCCAAGAAATTGCAGGATGATTTCAAAAGGAAATATGGTATAGTGCATAAGTTGTATGAAATCATGGTGACTCCTAAGAAACTAGGGTGGATTACATTAGGGTCAAATACAGACCAATTGAAGCTTCATGAGGAGGATAAGGCGTGTTTGGAAGCGATAGCTCAGACGATAGGCTTTGACCCCAATCTGATTATACAAGGAAGTACTTATGATAACTCTTCTCAAGCAAAGAAAGCGGCATATCAGGACCTTATTATACCTGACAGTGAATCTATAACAGAGGCTCTGACTAATGCTATATGTAAGGACAGGGCAATAATCAAAATGGACTTCACTCATGTCCCTTGCCTTCAAAAGGATATGAAAGAATTGGCGGATGCCTTGTCTACAGCCTCTAATGCTGTAGCTTCATTGTATAACAATCGGCTGATTACTTTTGAAGAGGCAAGAACCGAAATGTCCAATTTTACAGATATTGATCCTGATAATCCTAAGGGAGAATTTAAAAGTGAAATAAATAATGATGGAGACAAGCAAATACAAAAACAGGCTGGGGAAGCAGTATAAATCCTTAGCTTTTTATGCAAAGGAGATACAATATGATTCTGGCAGCAGAACTATCAGTGGCTATGCTGCGGTTTTCAATAACATTGATAAGTCCGGTGACATGCTCCTGAAAGGTTGTTTTTCAAAAAGCATACAGGAGAGAGGCCCGGGAAGTTCTGCTAATGATAAGATTATCATGTTGTGGATGCATGACATGCATGAGCCTATAGGACGCATTACGCTTCTGCAAGAAGATGAGAAAGGGCTTTACTTTGAAGCGTCTATTGATGATGTGGAAAGAGGAAATCAAGCGTTGAAGCAGCTTGAAAGTGGCACTTTGAACCAGTTCTCTATAGGTTATAGTTATGTATGGGAAAAATGTGAATATGACAGGGAACGTGATTGCTTGGTTGTAAAGGAAGTCATTCTGTATGAGATATCCGTAGTGTCCATAGGATGTAACGGAGAAACTGAATATCTTGGTCTGAAATCGGCAGAAGAATATGAAAGTGCGTTGGAGTCACTTCCGGTTGAAATAAGTGATGTATGTAAAGGACTTCCGATAAGAAAGAGGGAGGAAATCCAAATGTTAGTAAGAAAAGCGATGTCACTCGCTCGATACAAGCCGGCAGACAAGCCACTTGATGAAGAGGGAGCCGATGAAAAAATAAAACTATTTACAAAACCTTTAAAACTTAAAGAAGCATGAAATTTGACTTTTTAAGCAAAATTGATTTGTCGGTAATGGATGAGGTTTCCGTGAAGTCATTACAGGCGTTGCAGGACGCAATAAACGCTACTGTAGGCGATTTCATGGACGATACTATCGACAAAAAAACTTTTGAGGATAAATTAAATGAGGTTTCTCAAAAGATAGATTCCGAAAAGGAATTGGATACAGTGCGTAAGGAACTTGGTGAGATGAAAGAGATAATCGTTCGCATGAAAGGTGCAATGCATAAGAATGAAGACGGGCAAATGGTGTTCAAGTCTGTAGACCAGCAGATTGAAGATCAATTGAAGGATTTCATCACAGTAGGCAAGCATGGAGAGAAAACTGTGGACTTGAAAACGGCTTGTAAGCAGTCCCCCGGTTTTAAGAAAAGCCTTACGCTTATTATAAACAAGAAGGAGGTTGAGCCCTTGAAGAGTACGGATGTGGCACCACATTATAACATGACAATTGATAGTCAGTTATCTGTTGATCCACGTTCCCAGACTGTAATCCGTAAATTTGCCAATGTGGCAGCAATATCTACACGATCATTGACTTATGCGGAGTTCAATCCAGGTGAAGAAGAAGCTGAATGGGTTCCAGAAGGCGGTCTTAAGCCTATGATGAGCGGTACATTGGCAGAAGTTACTATCAATGCTGGCAAAGTGGCTCTTGGCACAAAAGTAACCGAAGAAACATTATCTGATTTGCCTCAGTTGGTTGCGGAGGTTAGGGCTGAGATTATCAATCGTATTGGTTTGAAAGAAGAAGAAGGTATTCTGTCTGGTACTGGTTCCGGCGGTCAGATTAAAGGGATTGAGAGTGATATACCTACATTCTCTTTGACAGCTCTGAAAGTAGAGAAACCCAACACTTATGATGTTATTGTTGGTATGTATACACAAATTGTATCAATGTCCAATATGGCTTATCGTCCAAATCTTGTGCTTATGCATCCTCTTGACTATGCGCAGATGCAGTTGACTAAGGATGTTAATGGGCAATATCTTCGTCCTTTCCGTATTGGCGATGAACTGATTCAAGGCCTGAGAGTGGAAACCAGCACAGCAATCAAGCAAGGTGATATTTGGGTTGGCGATTTTAACTATCTTAACATCCGTGATGTATGGGTTCTTACCATTACACTTGGATGGGAAAATGATGATTTCACTAAAAATATGGTGACTATCCTTGGTGAAAAACGTCTTATGGTGTATATTAAAAAGCAATATAAAACTGCATTTGTCAAGGATAAGATTGCGACCGTTATTGAAGCTATAACCCCTGCCGGTATTGGCGGATAAATTTATTAAACATTATGAAAGTAAATTTGACTAAAACTTATGAGGTTGAGTTCGCAAAGGACGGGGCCGTTTATAAAAAAGGTGATAAAGTAAGTGTTAATATGTTACTTGCAGGTAAGTTCTTCCAAGATGGACGTGTTGCCACTGTTCCTTCGGAATTGATGGAGGACGCTAAGAAAATCGGTGCTGAAGATTTGTTCAATAAAAAGAAGAACCTCAAAGATATTGTGTAATGTTGGTGGATTATACTTTTTTCCAAGGTGGTATTCTTGATATCGAAGGTGCAGTATTGAATATACATACTCCTTCTGAGACTAATAAGGCAATTGTTGACAGCCTTCAAGGCTTTGTAATGCAATATGAGCCGGAATATTTAGAGAAGCTCCTAGGGGAAAAGTTGTATAAGGAATTCTCATCCTATATTTCCAACGATGGAAAAACTAAGGAAAAAAGATGGGATGATCTTATAGCGCATCTTGTCATGAAATATAGTGATGGCGATAGGGAGATTTCCAAATCCCCCATCGCCAACTATATATACTTCCATTACTTGAGACATAATCACACTCAGGCGACTATTACAGGAGTGAAGGCTGATGGAGATGATGGTCGTCTTGTAAGTCCCGAAAGGAAAATGATGTTTGCATGGAACGACATGGTAAGAATGAATATCAGACTTGTGAGATGGCTTCAATCCAATAATGCGGACTATCCGGATATCGCCACCGATTTCGAATTGATGGAAACAATTAATTCCTTTGGGTTATGATAATTGATATAATATCAGATGTATGTGCTTCCTTGTCAAAAAGAATGGATCAACAGATAAATTACATATATGGTGACAGTTCTTATATAAGGGAAACACTTCTTCTTCTTGGGAAAAGCAGGGTGACAGCATCGGGAAAATTCCCAATGATAGGGCTGTATGTTCCCTTAGACGAGGAAAGGGATAGTGAGAATTATTTTTGTAAGGCATCTGTAAACATAATAATCGCTACCAATACACTGGAAAAGTATACAAATGAACAACGTCGTGAGATATCTTTTGAAGGTATTCTTCGACCTTTGTATTACGGATTCATAGAAGAGTTAAAAAAATGTGATAAATTTGATTTCGGTTACTCCGGTATTGTAAGCCATACATATTCAGAAAATTATAGTTTTGGAAGACGTGGCGCTGTTGATGTTGACGGTAAGGAAGTTGGCGAAAAGATAGATGCTATTGAAATAAAGAATTTGGATTTAACAGTTAAAAATCAGAATTGTTATGCGAACAGATATTAGAGAGTGCGGCAGCACGTCCGGATTTAATACTGGAATGAGTTACTGCCCCCTGCAACCGGACAAGGTCGCAGGTGTTATATTGGTCATTCATGGCAAAAAACTGCCCAAGGAATTGACTGCTGATGCTTTGGAGGAAGCCTGTCATGCTGATTATCCGGACAGAATTTATCCTATTACAGGATTTTCGGAATACGCGGTAAGCGGCGGTGAACCCAATACAACAGAAAATGGTTATGCCGGGTCGGAAATAACGGGCTATTCGGCAAGGACGGATACATTCACGTTGCGTAAGTTTAATCTAGCTTTACAAGCTAATCTTGTAGCCAACAAGGATACATTGTTTGATATGTATGTTTTTGACAAGAATAATGTTATCTACGGAGAGGATGACGGAACAGACGAGCTTGCAGGATTCGATTTGTCAGGGGTTTACCCTACAGGGCAGACTTATGACTCAAGCGGACAAAAGGCTTATCTTGCGTTTAATGCAATGTATTCCGATGCGGAGAAGATGATGAAAAACATGTCTGTAAAGCAAGCGGGTGTCAATTTGGAAAATGTTCTCAAGGGATTGAATTACGTTGAATTTGTCAAAATGGCATCTCCTGAGAATACATATAAACTCGTGGATCACTATGACCGCACAGACCTTACTGCATATTATGGCACTGTATTGTCTAATAAGGCTTCAACAGTCGTTTCTGGTGCGTCAGCACTGGAATACAGTAACGGTGTGCTTACAGCGACAGGAGGTGTACCGGTGCTTAAATCTCCTTCTATTTTACAGGCTAATGGGGTCATTGGAATTGAACAATGGGTACAATGAGAATTAATGGAGTCACATTTATAGAATCCGAAGTGGTTAAGCTTTCATTGGATGAGTTTGTCGCTCAGAATATAGATGTATTCTGGAAGGACATTTCTAGAGAAAGGCGGAAATCAAGGCTGGTTTCCGTATATAATAGGATTATCAATAACAGTAATTTAGGAGGCGGGGGAGATTGATCCCCCGTTTTTGCTATGACATTGGAGGAATACGCGAGATGTTGGAAGAAATTGGCTGATGGCATTCAGCCAATGATAAGGGATAAGATGGAAAGGGATGTTCCTCAGTTTGAGGAATATATACGAGAACAGCTATATAGTGGTGTTGATGGCGATGAAAGTCCTTTAATTCCCGGATATACAGAGGACCCATACTTTAAAAAAACTTATGGAGAGCATTGGAAGAAAAACGCCGAACGCTATAAAAATTGGAAGACAAAGATACAGAAACCGAAACCTTCATATCTGGGTTTTTCTGCAAGAGGGAACAATACTCCAAACCTTATCATACGTGGAGATTTTTATAGTTCCATCACGGCAATACCAATATCAAATGGTATAAGGATTGCCAGCTATGGCGTTTCTTTTGGTTCTGATATTGAGAAGAAATATGGTTATAAAATTTTCAAGGTAAGCTCCAAAGCAAGGAGGCATTATGTTACGTACAGGCTTATGCCCTCTATTGAGAAATTTATAAGGAGGTGCGAACTATAAAGTATTATTAACAAAAAATGGAATTGAACCGAATTATGAAAAACTGCTTGTGCCAAGGGAATAAGTCAATGAGGGAAATGGAGCATATGCGATCAATCGCAGAGAAGGCTGCTGTTATGGATGAATGTGTTTATATATTATACAAGGTTGGAGATGTGTATAAATTCTGTCGTGAAGGTGAAAACTGGTCGGGTGAGTTTGTTGAATTCATATTTCCGTAAAATGGTGATTTTTATCATTCTATTATTTTGGCGTTTCCCGTATTATTTATTAATTTAGTCAATGTAGATTTAAGGCTGTTATAGTCTTTGATAAAGCCTAAATCTATCCATTGAGCTATCTGTAATTCTAACTCATATAATTCGCGGATTTTATCTTCATCGCCAATCTTATTACGCATTTCTGATTCATGTTTGCCATAAACTATGATGTTTAGAGACTTGGCTAAGTCCTTAATCTTTTTCTGGAATATATCCCCAGGGAGTATTGAACAAACGGCACGACACATAGCAGGATAAGCATCTCCAGCTAAATTACGGTATTGAATCATCTCATCATATACGAAGCGTATTACCTTTACTTCAAAGCGAGGATTAATCCACATGGCAAATTTGGTAAATAAGAAAGGATGCATCCATACTTCTTCTTTAGGTCTGCCAGCTTTACCCTTCTCTTTAACCTTACTCTTCTTAACTACCTGATTATCAATTTTAGGGGAATTTTCCCCTAAACCATTTTCACGTTCTTCAGCTATGAGCGCTTCTATAAAATCTCCAGTTCTTTTAGCCAAAAGAAACTCATCCATTTTTCTTTGTTCATTTCCTTTTACTGAATTCCATTGACGTAACAAGTCCCCACCGTCAAAATAGCTATCTTTTGTTCTCTGACTAACTGTAAATTCACCCATTGGGCGAATCATGATTTGATTCGTTTTCATGTCTTTTCGTTCACAAGATGTTCCGTACATCTTAATACGGGATATAAAAAAATGCGGCAACCGATATAGAGGAGTCGGCCACCGCATCATATCCATTACTCTTAATGAATATATAATATCTTTCTATGCGAAACCTCTATCTATCGCTGTTGCTAAATTGTATTACCGGAAATATCCCAATGTTCTCCCAATGTAAATATTGATTTTTCCTCAAATGTCTTGTGCGAAAAGATATTTATTTTTTAATTGAAAAACAAAACTATCATTTATGTTGTAATTTAGATTTTGTCTAAATTATAGTGTAAAAATACCATATCATTAATTACTGTGCGTTACTCTGTATTACTGTTCGTTACGATATGTTTTAGATCGTTTTGTGCTGATTTATAATGTGTTGTATAATGTAAAAACATCATTTACCTTTGTACCCGTTGCAAGTCGAGCGGCAACAGACACATGATTAAACAATCGCTCAAACGTGAGCCTTCTTTATATTTGGAGATCCGTTGCCGCTCGACTTTAGCAACGGATTTTTTCTTTCCTATTAGTTAGATAAAATCCATACAATCGGTTCTATCAGTGCCCACCGTGCGGAACTTTGGATTAAACCAATGACAGCCGTGAGATAAAAAGGCTCTTCTGTTGATTATAACTCTTGTAATGTCCTGCTCCGTTCCACGTACCAACGACAGGCGACTCACAAAGATTTTACCACTTTGACAAGAGACCGAGATACAAGTTAAGAGATAAGACTCTTAGGTAGGTGAGGGCGGAACTGTATAATCAGCACAAACATTCAGTTATATTATGTAGTCTGAATGTTAACCCAGTCTCCTAATTAAATATTAGGTAGGTGAGGGATAGGGTACGGTATAAACTATAACGAATAACAAGAGCAAACTTTAAAATTATTATATGGATAATTCGATTAAAATATTTAAGAATGATGTATTTGGCGAAGTACGAGTAGCTGGAACAAGCGAAGAACCGCTTTTCTGCTTAGCTGATGTTTGCAATGCAGTTGAGTTGAGTAATCCTTCATCAGTAAAAACAAGATTAAACGATGAAGATTTGCAACTGCTTGATTTACACGCCCTAAATCCTGATTTATACGTGAATGGGAATTCATTTGCTACGTTTATAACAGAATCAGCCTTCTATGACGTTCTTCTTTTTAGTTCTAGCAAGAAAGTAAAACCCTATAGAAGATGGGTTACACATGAAATATTGCCCTCCATTCGTAAGTACGGTGCGTATATGACGTCCGATACTATAGAAAAGGCTCTTACATCTCCCGACTTTCTGATTCAACTTGCTACTACTCTGAAAGAAGAAAAACAGAAACGGATTGAAGCAGAAAAGAAGGTGGAAGAACAAGCCCCAAAAGTTCTGTTTGCTGATGCTGTAATAGGAAGTCGTTCTTCATGTCTTATAGGTGAACTGGCTAAGATAATATCTCAAAATGGATTCCATGTTGGGCAGAACAGACTGTTTGAGTGGCTTCGCTGGAGCGGCTACCTGTTGAACCGTGGCTCCCGTTACAATCTTCCTTCCCAGCGTTCCATGCGGTTGGGCATAATGCGTATAGCCGAGCAGCAGCGTGGTAGCGTTTTCATTAACCGGAAAGCCGTTATCACGCCTTACGGTCAGAGGTATTTCATTGAGTTGTTCGGCAAGAGCAGTACGGCCGGCCAATGTACCATAAATTTCATCTATAAATAACAATATTGATTATTAATCAAGTCTTTCCCACCTTGTTTAAGAGGTGGGCGGACTCTTTACATCCATAACAGTTGCGATTCGCAACACGAATAAAAAGACTATGAAAACAATAGATAAACTTGAAATTATACTTCAAAAAATGGAAGAACAAAATAATAGACTTGAACAGATATACGGCAAGCATCTCAAACTGATTGTATGCACTGGGAAAAGAAGTGAGAAGGTGAAATTTAAACATGAAGATTGAAATGCTATGTTTATAATTTATTTAGACAGTATTCTAAATTGTAAACAAATATGTCGTAATGTTTTGATTTGATTTTAAAAGTATATTACTTTGCTGAAAATAACCAAATTATTATAACTATAGATAAAAAAGTATTATGGTAGTATTAGAATTAATTATGGTAATATTTGCAATCTTGCAAATTATTTTATTCTTTAAACTATGGAGAATGGCTGATAATGTAAATGAAATTGTAAGAAAAATGAGATTCCCTTATAACAAGTCTGAATCTTCATATCCTGAGTCGTATTCAAAATTCCTTTTTTTGCTGTACAATAAGAGTAAGGGTGATGCAAAAGAATATTTGTTAAAAGTAATGTGGGGAAGTCGTGATATGAATAGTTTAGTTTCTTGTAGTAAAGTTAAAGATTTTGAAACATATTATCATTATCTGCAATTAAAATATCAAAGTTGGTTTGATAAACTAGGCGAGGAATTTCCTTCATTTGATAATTTAAAGAAAGAAAAAAAATAAAATCCTTTTTCACGGGGAGAAGTTTTTGCTTCTCCCTTTTTTATTCCCTTATCTTCATAATATCAATAAAATCACTATCTTTGCTCTTAGAAGGTGCATGAAGTCATGCACTACCCAAAACTTACGAAAAGACCATGGCAGGAGCAGAATTTAAAATTACTGATGCGATTGATCCTAACATTGTTAAGAAGTTGAATGAGATAAGGATTAATATTCAAACCACATCTTCCGAATATGCGAATTTCACGAAACAATTAAGTGATGGCATAAATTTTAAGCCGGGTAATCTAAGAGAATACCAGTCTAAAGTTGACAGTTATAATGCTACAATTACCAAATTATATGCTTCTCAAAATAGGTTGTCTGAATTACAGGCTAGTCAATTAAAGTTATTGACCGATATTTCCCGTAAGATAGAGCTTCTTACCAAACCATTGAATACATTGGCAGACAAGATAACGGAAGTAAAAGTAAATTTGAGAGGTGCTTCCGAAGATCTGAAAAACGTGTCACAAGATGCGGAAAATGCTTCTGTTTCATTCCAAGAGGCATCTAAGAAAATATCCATGACTGCTGCTGATTTTGATTCAATCCGTCAGACGGTAAAGGCTTTTGATACACAAGCCTCCGAATTGAACAGTAGGTTAAGTGATAACAAAGAAACAATTTCAGCCTTAAGAACATCTCTGAGGGAATTATCAAAGGAGTATAAGAAAGGTGCTATCAGCGAAGAGGAATACAAGTCCAAAAGAGATGCTACGGTATCCCAGTTACGCATGCTGACAGAGCAGAATAAACAGTATTCGGCGATATTGAGAAATCATACGCAGGTAGCGATTGCCACAGCAGGAAGCTATAACGAGATGAAGGCTTCAATGCTTCAGTTGGAAAAGGAATATTATAACCTTTCACAAGCTGCACGCGAGGGAGCAAAAGGTATGGATATCTTGAACAATATCGGCAAGTTGAATCAACAATTAAAGGATATAGATGCACAGATGGGCAATTACCAACGTAATGTGGGTAATTATGCTTCGGGTTGGAATGGTCTTAATGTTTCCATACAACAGATTGCGAGAGAACTTCCGGCTTTGTCTGTTAGTGCCAATACTTTCTTTCTTGCCATATCCAATAACCTTCCTATATTTATTGATGAGTTAAAGAAAGCAAGGGGGGAATATGAACTTCTTAAGAAATCGGGGCAGACTGCTACACCTGTATTTAAACAGGTATTGAGTTCCCTTCTTAGTTGGCAGACGGCTTTAGTTGTTGGGATAACTCTTTTATCGAGTTATGGAGGTGAGATAACCAAATGGGTGGGTAGCCTGTTTGATGCGAGAAAAGAAATTGATTATCTAAAACAGCTTCAGGAGGATTTGAATAAAGCTCAAAAAGAAGGTGTGAAAAATGCCCAAGATGAAGCTGTTAAATTGGATATATTATATAGGGCTGCTGTCAATTTGAATAAACCTATGGGAGAGCGGAAAAAAGCCGTTGAGGAACTGAAGAAGCAATATCCTTCATACTTTAAAAATATAAGTGATGAAAACATTCTTGCAGGTAAAGCGGCTGATAGTTATCAAAGGTTATCTAATGCCATATTAGCTTCGGCTAAAGCTAGAGCTGTGCAAGATCGGCTTGTAGAACAGGCTAAACAAAAATTAGACTTGGAAGATCAGTTGGCAGAAAAAGAAGAAAAACGTGCGAAACTTGAATCTGCTAGAGATCAGATGAAAGCACAATATGAATCCAGTCAAGGGGCAGCTATGGATACAGCTAGAGACATGTATGGGAAGTTAAACAAGCAGGTTGAAGACTTGGATAAAGAAATAGGTTCTTTATTAAATCAGCTATATCAAGTAGATAAGGCTAGTAGAGATATGGCAAATTCTATTAACATTGGAGATGTTACATTTAATCCTCATTCTGCCGATAAAGCATCGGATGATTTAGCGCAATACATGGAGAATCTTAGGAATAAAATGGCTGACTTGTCCGTTTCTCTCATTAAAGATGAGCATGAACGTAGTCTTGCTGCCATAGAGAAAGAATATAAAGACCAGATAGCAGCTGTAAAGGGATATTCTGAGGAAGAGAACAAACTTCGGGAAATGTTGGGGCAAGAGAGAATGCAGAAGATAGCGAAAGAGAATGAGGAATATGCTAAGAAGTTGGCAGAGGCTGAGAAAAAAAGGATCGAGGAAAAGAAAAAGTATACTGATGAGATGCTCAGACTGGAAGAGGAACAATCATCTCTCCGTATAGCAGCTACAAGTACTGGATATAAGGAACTTGAAAACATTATAACAGAAAATTATTCAAAAGGGCTGCTATCGCGAAAAGAATACGATGAAGCCATGCGTGAACTGGAGCGGAAAGCCGCAAACGAGCAATTACAGATACAGATAGATGCTGCTGAAAAAATGATTGAGATAGCGGAAGCATCGGGCGTGGTAAGCAAGCAACAAATTGAAATGCTGAGAGAATCCATAAAGGCTATGGAAGCAGAGATAGGTTCTATAAATGCGGATGATCAGTTGAAAAAAGCGGAAGAGCAACAGGATATCACACGAAGGAATTTTGAAGTGTTGAAAGGTTATTCTTCTGCATTGAAAGATCTTGCATCGGATATCGATAGCCCGTTTGCCGGTATATTTGATGGGATGGATAAGGGATTCAGTATTATGTCTGATAAGATATCGGGTGTTTGGAAAGAACTTACAGACGGTGAGAAGATGGAAAGAACTACCGAGATGTGGGCTTCTATGGTTAGTGGAATTGGTGAAATGATATCATCCATTTATGATCGCCAGATTGAAGCTATTGAGGCTGAACAGGAAGCGAATGAGAAAGCAGGTGAAGAGGAAATTTCCCGTATAGAGGCTTTAGAAGAAAGAGGTGCTATAACAACTGAAGAAGCCGAAGCGCGTAAACGTGCGGCGGAAGATAAAACGGCACAAAAGAATGCCGAATTGGAGAAGAAAAAAGCTGCATTAAGAACAAAACAGGCAAAGTTTGAGAAAGCTACCAGTATAGCTGAGGCGGCTATACAGATAGCAGGTGGTATTTTGCAGACGATAAAACAATTGGGCTTCCCTGCTGCAATACCTATGATAGCTGCTCTAGGTGCTATGGGAGCGATACAGCTTGCTACTATTATAGCGACTCCTATTCCGAAGTATGCCAAGGGTACTGATTCGCATAAAGGCGGATTGGCTGTAGTGGGTGATGGTGGTGTCCCTGAAACAATCGTTACTGAAAAAGGAGCGTATATTACTCCGTCTGTCCCTACTTTGGTTGACATCCCTAAAGGTGCGAAGGTTATACCTTATGCAGTGGATATGGACAGGATAAAGGCTCATGCAAATGATTTTGATGGTCTTATGGCATATAGAAGCGAAAACGATCTTCCTCCTGTATCAATAGTTAATGATTATAGTGAACTGGAGAAAAAGATAGGGCATCTGGAAAAATCACAGCAGATAGGATTTGCAAAATTAGCCAAGGCGATAAGAGAAAACAATTATCAGCAATTTTCAAAAAGTATCTGATTATGAGGTATACAAGTGACATATATGAACTTCCCTTGTCCGTTTTTATAGAGATTTATACCAATGATAGCAATACTATTGAATTTGACGGTGAGGACAAAGGGGCTGTATCGGCAAAAATTATCAATGACTATGTAGAAATTGTCGGGAGCAAACAGTTGTTCTCTGAGATATTGAATTGTAATGAGCGTATGAATCTTGCAATGACTGTGGAGTGCATGAAGGCATGTGAGAACATGATGAAGTTGAAAATGTATGATGAGGTGCGTGATATTCTGATGAAGATAGGTTATTCGTGTAAAAAAGGTGATGTAATGGCTATGAATGCTAGAATATCCGCATTAAATTCCCGTGCACAATATGATTTGGATAAGATAAGTAAGGAAAAGAATGAGGAACTGAAGGAGAAGCCTACAAAACGTGGATTTATAAATGAAGTTGTCGCTATTGGGAAGTATAATAAGATGTATATCAATCCGAAAGAATGGACCGCCGGATCTTATGCCTGTCTTGTAAGGCAGACATGTGACGAAATCGATGGGTTGAATCGTAAAACGAAATAATTATGTATTATCGATGTGAGTTACTTATAAATGGTCTGAAGTACAGGGTTACTGATGATCTTGAAAATTGGGACGAGGTGAAGGCTAGTTTCAAGAGAAATGACTATGACGGTGTTATCCGTACATTTTCCAACAAATTTTCTTTTGCTGGGGATGCTAGAAAATTGCTGTTAAAACAATATGATGAAGATTATTTGAATGCTTCTGCCTCAATAATAATAAGTACAAGAAATAACAGTTGGTTGTATAATGAACGGTTTAGTTGCGCTCTCAATTTTTCTACATTGCAGGATAATGGTCGTATCTTACAGATAAATGCCGTGGATGATAGCGTGGCGTCCATGATAAAGTCAAAAAAAGGAACTCAATATGAATATTCGGTCGAAGAGGTGAAAAGCCCCATTCCTCTTGTTTATGACGGACTTGAACTTTCAGAATCAGCAAAATGGATTCCTACAGGTGATACATTGGAAGACGATGACACTCTTATTAATGTTTATTTCAGCAAGAAAATGTCACCAATGCCAATATATATAACTGCCAGTGATTCCTTAATAAAGGGGTCTCTTGAATTTAATGATCAAACAGTAGGTGGTGATGATGTATATTCGATAAAGGCTCTGAAATCAATTAGGATAAATATAGAGTTTAATATTGATATGTTTGTGTTTAGGAAATATCAGTCTGGTGCTTTGGGATATGATGTAAGAGGTGTGAGGCTCCAGATTATGAAGATAAGTAATGAGATTGATAGTAATGGGGAAGCGGTGACTACGGAAACGGTGATAGGAAGTTTTGAACTTACGACAGAATCAGAAACGCCAGTGGAAAAGAAGGTTTCGGAATCGTACAATATAAGTCTTTTGCATAATGATAAAATAATAGTGAGAGCTATGTATGTCAATGAGAAAGAAGAGATTGTACCTGTATTGCCGGATTTGCCATACAAAGTCTCAACATCAAGTTATTTTAAAGCATCATGGAAAAATCGAATAAACCCTGTTGAGATGGATGTTATAAAGCCCGATACATTGCTGAACAGATTGCTTAAAAGTATTAATGGAGAGAAAGATGGTTTGACTGGAGTGATTGAGGGGACAGGAGATAGAAGGCTTGATAATTGTATGCTCTTGGCGGCTGAATCAGCCCGTAAGATTCCTGGAGCCAAAATATATACATCCTTCACCAAATTTGCAAACTGGATGAGTTATGTGTTTGGTTATGCTTACGACATATCCGGGAATACAGTAACTTTTCGGCATAGAAGCAAATACTTCTCGGATGATGTTGTCAAAAGGATAGATGATTTATCTGATTATGAGATGAAGGTTAATTCTGCATTGGTGTATTCTCGGATACGGATAGGCTTTGACAAACAGGATTACGACACGGCTAATGGAAAGGATGAGTTCCGTTTTACGAATGAATATACCACAGGCGTGACCATGACGGACAATAGCCTTGAAATGATATCTCCATACCGTGCGGACGCATACGGCATAGAGTTCCTTGCTGACAAGATAGGTGAAGATACTACAGACAACGAAAGTGACACTGATTTATTTATGGTAGGGGTAAAATCTGATTCGTCTGGACTTAAGTATATATTGAACAGGGATTATCTTATGGGTGGCGTTCTCAGCCCTGACACAATGTTCAATGCCATGTTTTCCCCTTCTTCTATGGTTTTGGCCAATGAAGCATACATCGGCTCATCTGTTGAGATGCTTACTTTTGCGTCATCAGATGGTAATAGTGATGTGGGTATTGATGGAATGGGGGAAAGTAGGGATATAATTCTTTCAAAAAGGATGTTTACTGTGGCGGAGGTGGAATTTGAGACTTCGGATGTGGAACTTCCGGAAGATCTTACAGGAATTGTTGAAATGGAATACCAAGGCAAAGTTGTACAGGGATATTATCAGCAGGCTGATTACAATTTTACAAAATCACAAAGTTCAAAGGTAACTTTGATCGTGAAAAATTTAAATTCGTTATAAAGATTCAAATTTTAATTGTTATATTTGCAATGAAAGCTTGTGAAGTCACAAGTTACTAGAAACTTACGAAAAGACTATGATATCAATCGGAGATGTTTGTCCGTTATTCTTTAAACCGCTGAAATATAAATATTCAAATGCTGGATGTTTCAGACAAGTATTTTCTGTGTCAGACAACATCCTGCTGCAAATCTTTTGTGATAACGGCGAAAAACCTTCAGCTTATTTGAATGATAAGATCGGCAATATTTCCTCCAAGATAACACTGCTTACTTATGATGTAAATGAAAGCATTAAGATGTATTATGCCTCATTATCTCCTTCGGAGGGGATATATACAGTAACTATAGGCGATAAAGAATGTGAGGAGTTCTGCGTGTGTGAGAATATAGGTGATTCTATTCTGATTGAATATTCCCATAAAGATAATAATTCTGCGTTTGATAATATATTCTGGATTGATGAGGTTCGGCAGATGTTCCAGTTCAGAATAATAGGAGGATTCAAGCCGGATGGGGTGGAGTTGAAAGTTGAAAACGAACAGTTTGTGAATCAGAAGCAGGAGATAATAGAAATGTATTCTCTCCCTTATAAAACATTTGATTTTGTTTTCGGGACAAGTTGTGGCGTTCCGTATTATATAGCGGAGTTTATAAATAAGGTACTTTGCCTTTCTCACGTCAGCATAAACGGTAATTTGTTTGTACGGGAAGGGGATTCTGTCCCGGAAAAGATTGATACAATAGGTAAGAAACAGATGTTTATATATAAAGTGACTTTACGCCCTAGACAAAATGATATCGCCGGGATCGGAGGCAAAACAGAGATTGCAACTTCATCTTCAGGAATCGCGTTTTTACTAACTAATCCAGAAGAGGACGATGTGTTGAAATATAAGAAGGCGAAAGCTGCTTTTGTTAATGAAAATTACGTGTAATCATGGCTAGAAATCGTCCTATAAAGATATTGTGGTACGGTTCGGAAACGGATGATGAAGGAAATCCGATTATACCGAAAATATCCCCGTCATTTGAAAAGCGACTGGAAGGGTTGAATGAGGGAGAGATATACATACATAATGATGATAATAATCCTTCTATTTACATAAGAACCAATAAAGACAGGGTTGTTGCCATATCGGGAGGTGCAAATATAAGTGAATTGGCTAAATATTTTTTGCGCAAAGACAAGGAGGACTCTACAAATTTTCTTTTATCATTACTGGGCGGAACTGTCATTAAGAAATATGCCAAGTTCGGTGATTTCGTTACCGGCGTATTAGGTGGATACATAGACGAAAAGGGCAATCTTGAAATGGAAAGCGGTGTATTTCGTAAGCGTTTGTTTGTTCCTGAAATAGCCTATAACCGTACAACCTATTTCAAAGGACGTATGGTAAACTCCCCCGGTGGTGGTTGTACCGTATTGTCATACGTGGATAACGGCGATGGAACCTACACCATCACTCCCGATCTGACGGACGCGGACGGATTGAGCCAGTTTGTTGATGATATCCTTACCACCTATTTTGTGACTAAAAATAGCGAAGGCAAGCTGAACGGCTTTGAAGAAATGAAATTCCGGGTGACTGCCGCAGATTATACAGCCAAGAAGTTTACTGTCATTCCCCGTCCGGGGCATTCTGACTGGAAACCTGCCGAGCAGATGGTATTGGCACAAACAGGTAACTTTACGGACCCGGAACGCCAGACTTATATACTTATTGATTCAGTCAACGGAAACAACTGTATTACATTTTTTGACAATGCCAACACTTGGGACCCGGAGCCGGCGCAGATGCCTGCGTGGTTCGGCAAAAAAAAGGGCATGACCGTTAACGGAATTGATTGCGAGAAATATTCAGCCGTGTTGCAACAGGTCTTATTGACTGGGCTTATCTTCCAGATAGATGAGATAACGGGAAACAAGGTTCGTGTACCCTTGGACAAGGGTGAATGGGTTGCAGGGAAGTACGCCTACTATGACCGGGTGTCACATAACGGGGCTTTGTGGTTGTGTGTTGATGATAACGGAACGACAACAGAACCGTCAGAAGGTAATCCGGCGTGGTTGAAACAAGTGGCGGAAGGAGCGGACGGAGCGACAGGTCCGCAAGGTGTTCCCGGAACGCCGGGAAAGGACGGTGTTACTTACTATACATGGATAAGATACGCCGACAACGCACAGGGCGGAGGTATCAGCAATAATCCTACAGGGAAAGCGTATATCGGATTCGCCTACAACAAGACGAGTGCGGTGGAGAGCAACACCCCTTCTGACTACACATGGAGTGAGATAAAGGGTGAGCAGGGTGTTCCCGGTGCACCCGGAGCTGACGGAAAAACTTATTACACATGGATAGCTTATTCGGATAACGCGGACGGTACGGGTATGTACCAGCAGCCGAACGACAACACCAAGTATATAGGCATAGCAGTCAATAAGGAGACCGTCACGGAGAGCAGCAACCCTTCCGACTACACATGGTCGCTGTTCAAAGGTAAGGACGGTGCTGACGGTTTGTCTGTAATAGGTGGCGGTCATTGGGAATCCTCCAAAACCCCGTACAAAGCCAACACAATGGTCACTCTTGCCAATTGTGTCTTTATATCCAAGGTGGAAACCTCCAATCCTCCCATCAGAATATTGCGTATCAAAGGTGGCAATTTCTTAAGAAAGAAGGACGGTGGTTATTATCTTGCCGGGAAACCTGCCGACTGGGAGGTTAACGAAGACTGGGATATGCTGCTTGACGGGCGTGAACTGAAAGGTGAGAGTATCACTTTCCTTGGTGAATTTGCCACGGCTCCTGCCAATCCGAAAAACGGTGATTCATACCGTAACACGACTGACCGTGCTACCTACATCTATCAGGACGGAAGATGGCAGCTTATGATATCGGACGGAAAAGACGGTAAGGGCTATGAGTATATATATACAAGAGGCAATATCATAGATAACACCCCTGAAAAGCCGGACAGTCAGCAGAAAGATGGTTATGTTCCGGAAGGCTGGACGGATAATTATCTTGGTACGGACGCAGACCATCAGGTTGAATGGGGTTGTACACGTTTTAAGGAAAATGGCGTATGGTCTGAGTTCAGTGATCCGGCTGTGGTGCATCGCTGGAGTAAGGACGGGGAGAATGCCATCATGGCGGACTTCGATAACGAGATGGTCAATGCAGCCCTTACTTCAGATGGAAAGGTCGTATCCTCACAGACTTGGAATACAACTGTCAGTATGTGGTATGGAACGGAAAAGCTCACCCTTGACAGCATCACCTGTACACCTGACACAAATCTTCTGTGTGCGACAGACAAGAATACGGGAGTGGTGACAATATCGGTATCTGCCGGAGCTACTCTTGCTGCGACAAACACGGTGAAGATCACAATCAGGGCTACAAAGAACGGGCAGCAGTATTCCCGTGATCTGTCATTCACTGTAGCCGGGGTCCGTGGAGGTGCGGACGGTTCAGATGCCGTGCTATACAGTATAATCGTTTCTGCCACTTCTGTAAGCAAGGACAAGAATGGGAACTACAGCGTGTCTTCCGTATCATGTTACAGGCAAAAGTCAGTGGGAGGCGTGATATCCACCACAACGGACGGTACATTGAAATACAGCATAGACGGTGGAACAGAAACTACCATAAACAACAATACAGCCATATCAAGCGGAAACTTTACGAAGACATTGAAGTTTGTTTTCTATGTGAATGACCAGATAGTGGATATTGAAACCGTTCCCATGCTTTCTGACGGTAAGGACGGTGCTGACGGTGAGAGCATCACAGCAGCCGGTCATTGGGAGTCCGCCAACACTCCGTATGCGAAAAACAGTACAGTATCGTTTGCCGGAGGATCTTACTTAAGCAAGGTTCAAACATCCAATCCGCCACTTCCGCTTCTTCGTGTGAGAGGTGGACGTTATCTAAGGAAGAAGGATGGCGGTTACATACTTTCCGGGAAGAGATCGGACAAGGCTGTCAACTCCGACTGGCAGGAAATGACTTCCGGTGTCGAACCGTCCGCTTCGTACTGGCTTGACAGCCCGGTAAGCACAATAAACTTTACCAGTACGGGCACACCGTCACCGTCAGCGTTTGTCGTTACCATGAAACAGAATGTAGGCGGTAATGTGAGCGATACGAACAGGTTCTATCTTGCTGCACGCAAATACAACGGAAGCTGGCTGGCGCATGTAGGTGCTACCCTAAGCAATCAGATATCCGTTCCAGCGACAGCCGGATACACCCAGTTTGCCGTCCGGGCTTATCAATCCGCATCGGACGCGAACGCATGGAATAATAATTTTATCGCTGAAAAAGGGGTGGGTGTTGCTAATGATGGTTCCATAGGAGCAACAGGAGCAACAGGGGCGTTTCCCCGTGACAGAGGTGTATTCACATCAGGACAGACTTATGTCTGGAATGCGGATTACCGGGATAAGGTCATATATCTGATAGGGGGAGTTTATTATAATTTCCTTGTAAAGAATTACGGTGCTTCCGTTACCGCTGCACCCACATCAGCCAACGGGGATTCGAACTGGGAAGCCATGCAGAAGTTTGTGAATATCGCTACTGACACCCTGTTTGCCGATGGTGCGAATGTAGCCGGATTCATGTTCAAAAACAATGTGCTTAAATCCCACAACGATGAAGGTGAGACTCTTCTTATCAATGGCGTAACCGGGTATTTCAAATGTAAGAATGCAGAGATTGCAGGAACAATCACAGCGGATAAAGGACGTATCGGTCCGTTCTCCATCGCTTCGGGAGTATTGTCCTCAAAGATCCTTTATGAAAATGAAACAAATAAATACGTCGGTTTCAACCTGTCTGCCGGGCAAATTGAATTTTATAACGAAAGGACATTTGCAAACGTAAGAATCGGGGGAAACACGTTCTTTACCACAATCGAAGGGATTAAGTATGATGCTGGAATTGACATACAGAGTCCAAATGCCATGATCGGGATGCACATCAAGACCCTGAGCATTCCTCTGTTCGTGGAGGGGGGTAACATTTTCCTTCATCCGAACAATGACAGTTATGTGTCTCTTCATGGCATAGTGGGGAACTGGAGGAACATATCCGTCAGCACTTCCCTGAATAACAATGATGACAATGTGATGTTTATTAATACGGGTAATATAGAAGTGACACTTCCTCCGGATGTTCCGGGACATACCATATACTTCAAACGTATGAGCGGCGGGGTAAGACTGACAGGCGGGCGCATCCTGCCTGCCCCCGGAGGACAGGAGGTGTCTTATATTGATTTGGATTTTGCATCCGGCTTCATTAAGTGTATGGGTAATTATTGGGTTATGTTTTATTGCGGATAATTTAAATATAAAGTATGAAAATAAATTTTGCACAATTTCCTATTTATGACGGGATTAAAAAAGAAAAGCTTATAGCCAGTAACATCACTGAAGCCTTCGGTGACTGGATATACAAGAACGTAGCGGGTTTGAAGGCGCATCTCCTTGCGGAGAAAATCTTCAAGTCGACTGTAGATGGTGTGGAACTTGACGAAGAGGAGGTGGATATCATAAGACGTTCTACCCCTATGTTGTCCGGCTTGCTGGCCGATTCGTTGAATGATTATCTGGATAAAAAGAAGGAGGAACAACATGAAGATTGAGAATTTGGAACGCGCCAGCCGAATTAATGACGAACTGGCGAAACTGAAGCTGGCTAAGGAAACGTTGAATAACGGAGGCTATGTCCGTATCTACAGCAGCGCCCGGTCAAGTGCCGGATGTGTGGAACTGGATATAGCAAACTTTAATGACGAGGTGAACACGTGTATAGACAACCATATCGCTGAACTTGAATCTGAAATAGAAACGCTATGAAAGAATTATGGCAATTAATCAAGATGCTGTTCTCAAGCAAGCCGGGTGATTTTGACACTCCTGAGCTGCTTGCCATGAAGCATTATCCTTTCAAGGGATACCGTTTCATGATGTGGTGCGGACGGATGATATACCGTGCCGAGAACAAGGAGAACATAGATAGGTATATGCAGACCTATGCGGGTAAGGAAAGCCTGACGCACGAAACCATACACCTGCGTCAGGCACAGGTTATCGGCTCATGGGTAAAATACTATTGGCGGTATTTTGTCGAGTGGATCAAGGGAAACCCTATCTGCCATCCTGCGAGTTCGGCATATTATACCATTCCGTATGAAATCGCCGCATACGCCAATCAGGGCAATCCTGATTACTTGAAAAACTATACGGATGATTCCTTTACTCGTTACAAGTTGAAGCATAGAAAGCGTATTTACAAGGAGCATCAAAAAGATTGGAAAACTTATATAAGAACTTTATAAAATTTGGATATTATGAGTGATTTGAATTTAGAAAATATAGTTGGCTTTAAAGCTGTGGATAAAGACGGCAACGAACAAAATGTGACAGTAGATGAAATGGTGGATATGGTTTCCACAAGAATGGTTATGGCTTTGTCTGAAACTTCAACATTTGCCGCCGCTGCTGCAACAGGAAATGACGTGTATGAAAATGAACTTCCGACAGTGACGGATGCCGCAAATGTAAGAGTTTTACAAAGTAGCGGGGATGCGGCAAAAATGACGATGCAGTCGCTTGCATCAAAACTGGGAGAACTTCT